GCATCGCCATGTGCAGCATCTTGAATGCTGCGGGGTCCACGAGGTTATTGACGACCTCAGGAGCGAGACCCGTTCCAATAGCGAACGAGCGGATATCGTCATAGACCTTCTGGTTCCAGCCGGGGATTTCCTTCTTCAGCACCTCGACGCACTCTCGCGCCTGTTCCTGAAGCTGGGCATTCCGCTGGTTCGTGGCCTGATTCATGAACTGGCCGAGTTCCTGCTCGTAGAAGCGCACGTCATCGAAATGACGGGAGGCTTCACTACGAAGGGCAACCAGTTCCTCTTCATTCAGGTTCTTTGCGGCAACAAGCCAATCAATCTTGGCATACGGTTCAGCCCGTTCCTGTGCCCGCTTGAGCATTGCATCGAGCGCAGTAACGTACCGGGCACCCTGCTCCTCAGCTTCCTTAGCCTTGGCAGCAACGGCCTGTGATTTTTGGGTAAGAGCGGCTTCCTGTCCGTAGAGACGTTTGAGCTTATCGACAGAGACCTCAAGCTCTTCGCCACCAACCTTCACCTTTACAATTTCGGTGTCGGAAAGCTGCTTCTTGCTCTTAGGTTCCGGTTGCTCATCGTCCTCGTCAGTCTCCGAGTCCTCGTCCTCATCGTCCTCGTCGGATAGCTCTTCAGCGTCCTCTTCGGTCGAATCCTCTTCGTCCTCTACGTCCTGCTCGGGTTCGTTATCTTCATCAGGGTCGGACTCTTCGGATGGCTTCTTAGCGTCCTCGTCCGGTTCGCTCCACTTGTTCAGGAGAGCTTCAGTAGCATCATCGATGCTGAGATTGTTATTTTCGGTAGCACCGTCCGTAGGGATAGGTGACATGAGTAATCCTTATATCAATTCTGTTCTTCAGCGTTGCGGCGCTGTTCAATTTCTAAACGGATGGCGACCATCTGGTTTAGGAGACCAATGAGGTCCGTAAGGCCCTGATACGAGAAGTACAGGCGTTCACGCTGTGCACTCTCTTCGGGCTTGGTGGTGAGGAGGTTATCTCGGATCAGGTTCACCAGATCGTTGACCACTTCCTGCATCGTAGCGTCCTTGAGGAGCATTTCTGCTCGGATGCCACGTTCAATCAATTCGTTTTCTGTCAAAGGGTCCTCTAAGGGAATGAAAGGGGGCCGAAGCCCCCTCTCGTATTACTGTTGTCCACCACCAAAGAAGCCGCTGAGCAGCCCCTTGGTGTAGAAATCAGGCACATAGGAGCCGTCTTCGTTACGCTGAAGACGTGTGTTCACCTTGCTCATATCCCCACCAGCGAACTGATCGGCATACGCGCGCATCTGCGCCTGCTGCTGATCGTTAAGCTGGAAGCCGTTAGGCGTCTGGCCCGGCATCCCACCGAGTTCGGGAGGACGTACCGGAGGCAGCGGAACACCCGCAGGAGCTGCGCCCTGAGGAGCTGCAGGAGCCGCAGGGGCACCGGGGCGTCCCTGCCCCTGAAGGGCCTGAGTGAGGATCGCACCAGTCTTGCCGGAATAGCCCGGCTCGGTGTTCTCCATCGAGGGAGGAGCTGTCTGACCCTGCGGTCGCGGACCATTGGCCTGCATAATCATACGCATGATCTGATCGGCAGTCGGAACGGAGCCCTGAAGGTTCCGTCCCTGAGCCATCTGAGCATCGATTGTAGGGCCAACGGCGCTGTCACGCATCGGAGGCATGGCGTAGGGCAGACGCATCTGGGATCGACGGCGAAGATACTCTTCTTCCTGAGCCCGACGAGCCTGTTCGGCGTAAGGGTCACTATTACCGCCAAAAAATCTATCAAGAAATGACATATTACTTCCTTAGCTATTGGCGCTATAGATCGCCTTCTTGTCCTCAGGCGGGAGAGCTTCGGCAGCCGCAAGTTCACGATGAGCAATGTCAACGCGATTAACGGTCTCGAAGTCCTTACGCTTCGTGTCAGCCTGCACTTTGAAGGCATTCATCTGAGCATTCAGCGTGTCGATCTGAGACTTAAGCTGTGCGAGCATCTGAGCAACGTCAGCCTTCTCCTTAGCAGCCTGAGCCTGAAGCATGGCAGCCTGTGCGAGAGCCTGCTTGGTCTGCACCTCAGCAACCTGAAGCGGATCGGGCTCGGGAGGCTGGACCTTCTGAGGCGGAACGAGGTAGTCGTCCACGTTCATGATGCCACGGGCCTTCAGGTAGTCCTTAGCGGCGTTGTAACGCTGCTCTAGGCCGAAGCACTCACGCAGAACCGGGTCCTGATTGAACAGGGTGCCCATCTCGACGTACTTGTTCGCTTCGCGGTCCTGTTCGCCGTAGCCAAGGTAGAAGCCTACCGTGGCGTCCTTGCGTTCGATCCAAGTCTTCGGGTCGATCTCGATCCAGTTACCTGCGAGCTGAATGATCTTCTGACGGTCCTCGTTCTCGATGACGAGACGGTAGACCTCGAAGAACAGCGGTACGAGGAAGTTGTTCGCGAAGTTGCGGGCAATGATCTTCTGGCGCGTCTGCGACAGGGAGACCATTTGGTCCACAAGGCCCTGCGAGTTCTGAGAGCTGATCGCGTCCTTGTTGAGGCCCTGCGACAGCGAGGAGATACCCGTGGTCTCCTCACGATCCTTATCGAGCATTTCGATGGTCGGGAAGACGAACTGGTTCAGAGGAGCCTGAGCCAGCGGAGTGACTGCATCGGGGCGCGTGACGTTTACGATACCGCCAAGACGATTGTCGAGGAGTTCGCGAGGGTTCACCAAGCCGCCCTTGAGGACCTGATAGCGCGGAGCGTTAGTCACGGCGCTGTGGTCGAGGATCGACCGCATCAGGACAGTTCGGGCATTCTGGATCGGCACCACACGGGCAGCGAAGTTGTTACCCCAGAATGAGTGGGGGACGGGGAGGGGGACGAAAGGCAGGAACGGGCGACGGTCCACTTCCTGAATGTCCAGAATTTCCTCAGCCGCCTTGAAGACCTTGTAGAGCTTCGTGACGCCCGTCTTGTCCATGTCCAGATAGACGTAGGACTCGTAGCACAGCACTTTACCAGCAGCGTCCTGCATACCAGTCGTGCCCATGCCCGTGGAGACGGGGTAGAAGCGGTTGTAGGTTTCAGCGTTGAAGTCCACCATCGTGCGAGTGCTGGTGGGTAGCTTCTTCACGGTCTTCGGATCGAATCCCATGTTGATGAGTTCGGAGCGTGTCTTGAGAACACGGTGAGCAGCGAAGCGGGCAGCCTCTAGCGACACCGCATCGGTCTCGATAAGGAACTCTTCGGGAGGGATTACGTCGATGCGGACCTGTGCGTCCTTCATCACCCTCGACAGCTTACCTTTGTATCCCGTGGGGGTCAGGTCAGCTTTGAACTCGGCAACGTCATCTCGGGCCACGAGGCCCTGAGCTTCCTGCTCCGTCAGTCCATCGAACTCTTCGTCAATGGTGCGCTCGTAAGCATCCCAATAGACCTTCACCACGCCAACACGAGCAATCAGGCCATCGTGAATGATCTGGCTGAAGGCATCGTAGCCGTTGTTCTGCTGAAAGATAACGTAACGGGTGTAGTCGGTGGCGATACGGGACGCTTCCACATCCTCCGGGCCAACCGGATTGAACCGCATAATATCGTAGCCGGAGGCAAACGTCTCAAGAAGCTGCGCCTTCATGGCTTCAACCGAGTCATAGACGTCTGTGGAGACGTAGCTCGATGAGCCCTTGTGCTGCTGTTGAGGCTTACGACCGTTGTAGTAGTCGAGGATGTCGGCTCGTTCGCGGGCAAGCTTGCTATCGTTCCAACCCACAGATTGACCGATAAGGCCTGTGAGGACGGAATTGACTTCCGTCTTCGTCATTTTCTTTGCCATCTATGAGTCCTTAAATAGCTTCTAAGTAGAAATCGTCTGTGACCTTGATAGGTGTGAACGAACCTTCGTGAATGTGGTTGGCAATAGCTAAGGCCATTACCGTGTCATCGTGGCAGCCAGACTCAGCTTCCATCTTTCCGCTCTCGGTGACAACAAAGGAAAGCATTTCGCGCAAAGTAGTCTTGTCGTACAATTTCATTTCACCTTCGCGCAATGCAGCCCTAAGTCTGTCAATAATGAGAGGTTTAGTTTTAACTGTTGTCCTGAAACCAATCGTGATCGAGTCTTGATCGTTCAGTTTGCCTTCTGATACGTCCGTCCAGACGTAGGGATAAGCAAGGTCTCTTCCGAGACGGATTGCTGTGAGTAGTCCATGATTGTTGTTTTCAGGGGCAATGATGGCTTCGTTGTAGAAGTTGCCGAGCGCATACAGAACGTCAGCGAAGTAGTCAGGGTGGACAAGGCCACGCCACACGGCAACCTGACGCTTCTGACCATCAAGAATTTGAGCAACTGAATAGTCACCGCCCTTGATGCCCATGCCGATGTCAGCGCCGATATAGTACGTCTCAGCCGGGTCATGGTCGCGATAGACCGTGAGTTCTCCTCGCGGATGCTCATGCCACTCACCGCCCTCAAGGGCTAGTTTGCGGAGGACCGGAGGGGCTTCACGGATCATGTCGTGGAGCTGCTCGGGGACGAACACAGGGCGACCAGAAGCCAAGAAGGCCTCGTCCGGGGTCGCAGGGTACTCCTGCATGAACAGGTCACGACCGTTCTGGGCAATCTTGCGTCTGCGCCAGTAGAGTTGATCGTTGTCCAGATCGAACTTCTTCTTGAGGTCCTCTTCTTCCGGGCTGAGTTCCATGTCCGCTGGAGCGGGCTCACGGTATTCGTCAGACTCGAACCACGGGGAAAAGAAGGCGTGGTAGCCATTGGCCCCACTAACTGCACCCTGCCACATCTCGTAGTAGGGGCCTGTCATGCCGTTGGCTGTACTCTCGATGATGATCGAGGTCCCAGCCGTGTTAGGGATAGCCTGAAGGACGGCGTTGAGGTTTTCGTTGGCCGTAGCGTTGGGCCAGAAGGCCAACTCTGAGAGATGCGCGTGGGTGATCGTTTCACCACGAGCGATACCATCGCCACCTGCGGTCGCAACGGTCAGAGCCGTATCGAGCTTGTCGAACACGAGTTCTCGACGAGAGGAGTATCGTGTTGATGGCTTGAGCATGTCCGGGCATTCGGAGTGAATGCGGCGGTACATATCGAAGAGGGCCTTGGTGGACTCAGCAACGTGAGCCACCACGATCCCCTTGGATGCAGCGTGTTGTGAGAGCCACCAATAGTTGAAGCCGGAAGCAAAGGTCGAGAGACCCTGCTGACGAGCTTTGAGAAGGATGATGCGGACCCTTCCGGTCTCCCGAAGCTGTCGCTGAATCTCGTCCCAAAGCCGCTTCTGGACTTTGTTGAGGTTCAGGGGGTAGATGGCACCTTCTTTGGTTCTGATTTTGACGGCGTGCTTGCCGTAAAACTCAAAGTCATTGAAGAACCGCTTCCTAACCTCTAGGAGAGCGTCTTGAGTCATTTAGTCCTTCTTGATGTCTTCCATAACGTTATTCAGCCAATCTTCGGCGGTCTTAACGTTGACCTCAGACTTCGCAACGGGCTTGGAGCGCGTGAAGTCGAGAATGAGGCGAGCCGCAGCAATGCGGGTCTGTTCGTTAGCGGGGGTGCGGACTACGGTGACAGCCGCTTCGAGAGCTTCGTCCGCGAACTGTGCGTACTTTTCGTCCTTTGGCGTATCCACCATGTCGTTATCCTTCAAGTATTTCACAATGATCTTGGCTTCTTCGGCTGCCTGCTTCCAGATCGGAGCGGCAGTAGCCTTTGTGTGGCCGTCGAATACGCCCTTTCGGTAGGGGTTGATTGCCCCACCGCTCAATTCTTTGATTGCCTTCATCCTAGCGTTAATCGAAGGGTTAAGGTCCTTGATACGCTGTGAACGCACGGGGTCGGGATTGGGGTTGTATCGTCTCCCTTTCCCGACCCTTTTCTTTCGCGGAGTGCCGTCGAGGTTCAGGGAGCGAATGCAGGGCTTTCCGTCAATCTCTTCGATTACGAAAGGCTTCTTTCGCTGATCCATTATCTACCTCGCATTTTGTCCGCTTGTTTACGATTCATAAGAGGGCCGCCGTTGGCCTTACTGTACATCACACGACCCAAGTTTGTGTCCTTGAGCTTGGCTCCTGGCTTTTCCCACCAGTTCCGAATGAAGTCGGCATGAGCCGGGTGTGCCTCTGCAACCTGAGCGATTGCTGCACGTCCGTCTTCAACATTGTTCACGCGACCATTGAGGTCCTGAGACAGTTCAACGATTGCGTTAGCCGTACCCTGATCAATACCAGTCCGCTTTCGAACAGCGTTCTCATATCGACGGAATGTTTCAGCCTTGTTGTCAATCGACTTCATGCGGCCTGTAGTGGTTCCAGTAGTGTCGGAAGAGTTAGGCTCGCTAGTCGAGCTGCTTCCTTCTCCAGTGCTCTGTGAAGTTTTGCCCTTCGCCTGTTCCTTAGCCAGTTTCGCTTTAGTCGATTCGATTTTCTTAGCGACCACGGCCTTTTCGGCTTTGGTTCCGGCTGCCGCCTTGTCTGCACGAAGTTGTACAAGCTGTGCCCTCAAATCTGCTGCGCGAGCGCGAGATTGAGCGGCCTCCTTGCGGGCTGTCGCCTCTGCTACCTTCTGCTCGCCAGTCTTCTTGGTGGTCTCAGTCGTAGCGGCAGCATTAGCTGTGCGCTCAGCCTGAGTGCGAGTTGCTTCACGTTGCGTATTAGTACGTTCAGCTTGGGTAGTAGTCCTTTCGTTGACGAGGCCAATGTTGGCCTCCGTAAGGGCGGGAATAGCATCGGCCTTGGCCTGATGGACAGACGCACGGGCACGATTGGCTTCAGAGACAGACGCCTCCTTATCGAGACGAGCCGCCACGAGATCGGGAGTGTTCTCGACCCGCTGCTGAAGTGTCTGGTTGACCAGATCGTACTTCTGATTGCGGAGATCGCGGAACGCCTCGTCCTGAGCGTTCTTCCGGGCCTTTGCTTGATTGAGCAGATTGGTAACGGAAGGGGCGCTCGTGTCGGGGACGGTGCCCATCGACGGGTCAGCAAAGCGAGACGCAAAGCGGTTGACCGGGTTGCGAGAGCCTGTGAGCGCGTCGATTGCTCGTGCGCCACCATAGAGACCCGCAGGGACCGCAGCGACACCAAGTGCAGGAAGCGGGTTCGCAATGAACGAAGCCACAGCGCCTTGGAAGATCGGAGCCTGATGCAGGAGCGCAGCACCTGCCGCACCACCCATACCAACGAGGCTCGCAAGCTTGCTGTGAGCGGCCTTCTCGAGGAAGGGGAGACGCGCAGCGATACCACCAATGAAGTGGTCGCCAACCTGTCGTCCCTGAGCGTTGAGCGCCTTGAGGGCGGACTGAGCACGGAGAGAGCTGACGAGCATCTGCCCTTCAGCCGTACCACCGACCATGCGTTCGATGTGGTTGACCGCCTCGTCACCGACAGGCATCCCTGTCTTCTTCTTGGCGTCCTTGACAATCGCGAGGCTGTCGGCGTTCTGCCGCAGACCATCAAGCTCAGTCGTAGCGTGCTGGAGGTTTGATTCCTCCATCATCTTCTTCACGCGACTCATCGAGTCATTGATGCGTTCGGAGTTGAGTGCCAGCGCCTTGTTGAGGATCGTGCCTGTGTCTTTGGTATTGTTGATGTCGAGACCGGGGTTCGACTCCTGAACCTGCTTGAGGAGGTTCGCAGCGTAGGTCGCTTGGTTCTGCTCGTTGTTGACACCACGAAGCTCAAGAGCTGTGGCAGCGTTGCGGGCGAGAGCAGGGGCCTTGAGAGCCGATGCCGTGAGACCCTGAGTGAGCGCGTTGCCGAGGACCTGATTGGGGTCAAGTGATGCGCCCTTCTCGGTACCCACAGAGGTACCAAGCTGGCCGATAACGTCCTGACCAGCACCGACACCAGCTTCAAGCGCAACGTTCTTGCCGAACTGCTTGAAGCCCTGACCGACCGATCCCGTGATGGGACCAGCGATCTTGCCAACACCGTAGCCACCAGCCGCAGCCTGTGCGGCAGTCGTGAGACCGCCAGCAAGCATTTCGCCTGTGGTCGCCTTTTCCTTGTTCGGATCGCGATTGTTGTTCGCCATCCGGGCTTCGACG